CGTTGTTCGTTTTTTTCCGGATCAAACCAAAGCAATGGTCTATTTGCTTTATGTCTTACAGGAATTGTATATGTTAAAGGTGTTCTTCGACCTTTTAAGTAATAGGTGCGGTTTTTAACTTCCCAACCGTCTACCTTAGTTGTTTTTGTTTTTGCCATGATATAATAAAATAAAAATATTAAGAGTAATAACTACCCCCGTCAGTTCAACGAGGGTAATTACTACATTTAGGTTACTATGCGTTTTTCAACAATACAAAGTTGTTAGCACCTTGTACACATAAACATCTTTCAGAAAGGAAGTGTACTTCCATAGCGTCAAGATCAGATGTGTAAGCACCACCAACTGAACCAGTGATCCAAGACTTCATTCTTCGGTCATCAGCTTGCGAAGCGCGGTAACGCACGTGCAAGAATGGACGACGAATATTAGTACCTAGGATTTGATCGTATACAGTTGAAGTACCAGCTGGAATAAGTACACCGTCAATAGAGTCAGTACCTGCAGCAGTAAGCTGAGAAGTATTTCCTCTTGTTGAAGCGTCATTTAAGTATTTCCAGTCAGTCTTATAGAAGTCGTAAGATCCTCTACGGAAACCGCTAAATCCAAGATTCAAAGCCATTTCTTCAGAGTTTTCAAACAATCCATAAGCAGTACCACCATCAGCACCAGAAGACAAGCCAGCAAGCATGTCGTCGAACTGTAGGTTAGTAGTACGATCTAAGAAAAGCATGTTTTCTTCGATAGCACCTTGAGTATCTAAGTTTTTAAGGATAGGATCGAAATCACCATCTACAGTACCGATACCACCAGTATGTACATTTCCACGATCTTCGATAGCGTAGAAAAGACCTTCAGATCCTTTTGCGCCAACAGAAGCGGCAGAAATACCACCAGTAGCTTGAGAAGCAGGCTCAGCCTCTACCATAGCCATTTCAAGATAATCTTGGAAACGTAGGCGAGTTTCTGATTCAGCTTTCAAATACCATAGGTATCCAGAAGTTCCATCTTCAGTAGCAACTTCTACCCAACCAATTTGAGAAGCATCAGATCCAGAAACCTCATACTTATCTTTAATGATGATTGGTGAATTGCTAAACTGAGTGAAAGATGCATCTACAGCGCCAGTCATTCCATTAGTTCCTTTTCCAAATTCAGAACCGAATACGAATACTTTAAGCGCAGCAGCACCAACCAAAGCGGCATCCCAAGCATTAGCATCGAAAGGATAAGCCTCTACAGATGTTGCGTCAGGAGCACCACTAACAATCGCTTTTTGCTCTGTTCCAGTAGCTGGATCAAAAACAACAATTGTTTGGTTTTCACGGATAGCGTGAGCATGCTGACCAGCTCCGGCACCAACTTTACCATCCGCATCTTGAATAGTAAGTGTAGCATCAGAAACGCCAGCCAATGTACAAGCATCATAAGATACGTGCAAACGGTTTTGCTCAGACCATACAACTTGGTCAGAAGTCATAGGCATTTCAGCGCCTACCATATTAAGGAAGCCAGAAAGTGTACGATTACCATATCGCTCTACTTCTGCTTCGTAAATCTCAGGCAAATATTGCTGTGAGAAGTCATTCCCAGCTCCGCTAGTAAAATCAATGTAATTACTCTGGAGAGCTTGGGGTTTTGCTGTTGGGACAATACTCCCAAATAAAGGTGTTAAAGCCATTTTGTTAAATTTTTAGCTGTTAAGTTTAATTTTTTTAATTTTAAGTTTTGAAGAATCATTACCACTAAGAACCTTAACCTTTAACCCATTTACAAAAACATCTGGCGATTGCGTTTGGCGTACATCACTACTAATATTTTTAGACTTAGCAGTCATTTCGCGAATTGCGTCCGCTTTTCCTTGTTCGTAAAAATGATTAATAACACGGTCAGGATTGTTAGCTACATATAAAGCTTTATGGTATCCACCTAAATCAGATAATTCACCTTTATCATTTAAGAACTTCTTAACAAAATTATTAATATCTGATTGAGTGTTTGCGACAGAAGAATTATCTTTTAAGCCGTATCTAAACTTCTTTTCACCAAGATTGAAATCAAAACCTTTGAAATCATTGTCAAAATAGTTTTTTGTACGAGATTGAAAATTTTCTGTACGTTGCTTTATAAGCGTTTGTTCTTCGTTGTATCTATTGAAAAAGTCCAAAGCTTTTTGCTGCTCTTGAGTTACGCCCGGTCTCAACTTGATCTCGTCGTAGTATTTACTCTTTAAGCCTTCCAAATAGTTTTTGGCTTTTGCAATTTCTTCCTTATACGCAATTTTCTTTTTGCGTACATCTCTTTCATCGTCTAATTCTTCATCATATGAAAAATCTTCTAATAAAAGGCTAATATCTTCACGCTCCAAATATGGTTTTGTTTTAGCGTAATATTCCTCTAGTAATGCCGATTCTGAAATATTAGAATAATCTGCGTTCAAACGAACATAATCTTGTAGTGTTCCGCCGGTTTCATTCATAAAGTCTACAACTTTTTGAATATTTTCTGGCAGCTCAATACCAGCATCCGACTCAACTATAGCTTGTTCAACTTGCTCGGTAAGTTCTTCAACTTGTTCTTGAACTTCTTCTTCTGTTATTTCTTGAATTAGTCGTACTTCCTCTTCTAGTTTTTCTTCGGAGGGCCGTATTTCTTCAACCACTGCTTCGCTGTCGCTACTGTCTTTTGGTTCTTCGACAACAGCATCGCTATCATTTGTCTCTTGTGTTTGAACGGCATCTTCTTCTTTTTTCTTTGTTAAGTCTACTTTAATAGGTTCTTCTATTTGAACCTCTTCTTCTTTTTTGGCAGTAAGATCAACCTTAATTGGCCCTTTATCTTCTTTTGCCAGCTTTTTCATTTTGCGGGATTTAACTTTAAATTCCCCTTCTTGCTTTACTTCAGCCATAATATAATATAATTAGATAATTAAAAATTTACTCTATTTAGGTTCAAACTGTTCTAACCCAAACCCGCCCAATACATCAAATCCAGCAGATTCAAAGTTTTTTGGTAGCGTATCGTTTTTACGCTGATCAATCAATTCTGATTGTTGCGTTGCTTGTATTTTAGTTCTTTCGTCTTTACGATCTTCTTTATAAGAGTCTTTTGCTTTTACAGCCTCAGCTTGCGCTTCAGCTAATTGTTTATTGAAATTAAATTCTAACTCCATCAAGCGCATTTTGATCTCAGCCTCTCGTTCTAGCTTAGTTATTTCAAAATTAGTTTTACCTTGCTCTAATTGTAACTTAGATTCGGTGAGCGCCTGCTGTTTTTGTAATTCTGCTAATGCAGCGGCTTCTGACGCCTGAGCGTTTGCTTGAGCTTGTGCTTGAATGTTTGCTTGCTGCGCCTGCTGATCTTCTTTTTGTTTCTTTTGACGTTTGATACGTAAGTACTTATTAGCTAAACCAATATTACTAATATTACGTATTTCTATAGCATCATCCAAATAAATAGAACCGGTTTGTAATGCAGCTTGTATATTCGCTTCTAAGCTTTGTTTTTCTTCTTCGTCAGGCTCTAATTCTAAATAAATACCAAAGTCATGCAGGTGCAACGACGATGTTTCTTTGAGTGTGTTTACATTAAACTCGTTTATACTTTGTATTAAGCTTTCTTCTGTTAACGCAAATTCAAATATGTCTTTTACTTTTAACGCGATATTCTCACATAGCCTAAGTGTTATATAGGAAGCCGACTGTAATATATGTCTTGTTGCTGTGTTACTATTTGCAGCTGCAAGTTTTTGTAATCCAACTAAAGCATTCTTATCAGGTGTACTGCCATCTCTTGCTTCATTAAGCCCTGTCACGTCACGTATCATTTGTAGATAATATTGATACGTATTAATTAACGATGCAATCTTACCTTGCCCAGAAGACGTTTGTAGTTCTTGAATCGGAACTTTACCAGCATTTAAATCGCCCTCACCAGTATATGACCTACCAACGATACTACCAGTTTGGAAATACATATTCAATGCTTCTGACGCATTATAATTTGTACCGTTACCTAAATCAACTTCATTCAAACCATCAACGTCAACATATACACCATCTGGTACTATACGAGACATCACTTGCTGAAGTTTTAAATGCGTTAATTGAATCATATCTGCAAAACCTGTGATCCTGCTTACGATGGATTCTATCCGTCCTTTATACATCCTAGGCGCCGCAAGGGTGTAATTCATTTCAACTTTTGGTGAATTAGCAAATGGTCTTGTCATGTTTTCTGCTAATTTCCAAGAAAGCATTTTTTCGTGCCCTAATATTTTAGCGCCAGTATATAAAACTTCTATTGTTCTACCTACCTTATCAAAATTGTCACTTGGAGGTGGATCAAAAGTGTCAGTTTTTTCAAGAGATTTTTCAAGGCCAAACTCAGTCTTTTTAATTTTAAAGACCTGATTCATATATGTCTTATATTCAAAATACAAAACACTTATAGTGTCACTGTCATTTTGACCATACTGATTCTTTACATAATCACTATTACCTGGATATTTTTGAATCTCCTTTAAGTCCTCTGCTGTTAAGTGAGGAAATTGTTTTGCGAGCTCTGGTAAACTAATTTGTTTCACCTCACCTACATAATATAAATCGTCAAAGTTAGGATCTTCTGTATAAGAATAAACCAAATTTGCAGGGTCTACATATTTAACTCTAAGCCCGTTTGATTTATTATATTCTGTTTTAGCTGCTCCAATTCCTAATACAGCTAAATCGTATATAAAACGCTTGCGGGTTTCCGTATATTTGTTTTTATCAAGACAATTATTAATTAACTCTTCTACAGCAATCTCTACAGACTCTTTATAGTTAAGCTGCATGTAAACTTCAAACTCTTCTTTATCTTGCGGCAATGTTGAAGGATCAGCTACAGAAAAGAAGTTAACAGATGTTTGGTCAGTTAATTGTTGTAAGCTTTGACGATTGAACATATCTGATAATACCGTCTCTGCGTATCTTGTTTTCTTTTCTCTTGCGATCGGATCTTGCGCAAACGCTTTTATTTCATAACTACGCTGCGACATTCCATTTACAACAATATCAACAAACTTTGGTATAACTGGAATTGGTTTCCAGTCTAAGTTTAGATAAGATAGGTCACCGTTAACAGATAATTCATCTTTATATTTTTGAATTGATTGCTCTCCACGCGCATAAAGCCTACGTTTATGAAACTCCTGAAAGTTAGCCGTAAATCTATCACCACCGCGGTTATTTCTGAACCATTCGTTTTCAATAGCCCTTGCTACCTGTAAACCATAGTCTAAAGTTTGCTTTTCCTCATTAGGTACTACCTGATCGGGAAACGAGCTATTATAATTAGTTTTGATCATCTATTATATTATTTTTGAACTATAACCTTTATTATCATATTTTTTAAATCCAAGCGAAACTGATTTTATTGTTCTTTCAGCGATTGGCCTATATCTGTCTTTATTGCAAGCCATAATAGCTAAGCCTGAACTAATTGTAGCATCAAACTTTGTTCTATTATTAATATTAAAACCAGCCCAGTCTTCTAATGTTTTTTGAAAATACATATTACCATACTGGCCTTCTTTTACTTGGCCAATGTATGTTTCAATATAGCTTTCAATCGCGGCCGCGTGCGCCTGCTTTATATCTTCGCTTGAGTTTGGTATTCCACCAATTTCTTTTTCTGTTACGGAAAGCTTATTCCATACTCTATCAGGCCTATTCATTGAAAAGCCTCTATACCCTCTTCTTTTAAAATAATAAAGCAATCTGGGTTTGTTATTTTCACAAAGTAACGGCATGCCATAAAATACGCAGGCCATTAATACATCTTCAAAAAATATTTCAGCTGTTTGTGGTCGCGCAATATATTCTAAAAAAAATGAGTTAGGGGGTGCGTCCTCCATACTAAATTTTGTTAAACCATGCAAAGATCCTTTAGACCCTCTTTTATCCACGGTACCAGATATATCGTAGCTATCACATCCGAATGCACCTATATGCTCATTACCTGGAGACTTAACTCCGTTTTTTACTATTACGCAGTTTTGCAGATTTTTAGGTGGCACCCAGGATACTTTAAATCTTCCGGTTTTATTTGGGTAGAATTGTACGCGAGTATCTTGTTTTCCATTTTCCCATTGGAAGTTACCAATTGTTATATATTCCCGAACACCAAACTCTTCATTAAAATCTATTTGCTCGTATATTTTAGTAAGATTGAATAAAGACTCTTTGGCCTCATCTCTAAAGGCGTGCTGCTCAGTTCTTGGGAATTGGCGGTAATATTCGTTTAAACCATCTTGATCTTGTTTTAGACCATCAACTTCATTTTGCCAATGCTCTATAACTCCTTGATCAATTAATTCGCCATACGGTCCTTCAATTGGCTCTGGCGGTGTATCAAAGACAGGGTGTCCATAAGAATCAATGAATCCTTCGTAGTTCCATTCCATAGGTATGAACAGAGAGTATAATCCCGAAGCAGTCTGTCCGTTGCGGTTTCGTTTAGTAACGTCTGAATCATCATATAGCTTTTTAAAATTTGCACCTCCTTTGTCTAATGCGTTAGAGGTTGAACCCATCATACATTTTCCAACAATACGAGAACCTAACCTTAAACAGGTTTTAGTTACACGCCAGTTATTCAATATATTATCAGGTCTTTCCCATTTACCAGATTCATCATGTACTAACAGCTTTAATTTTTCACCATCATAACTGTTGTCACCTGTATTCTTCCAGTCAATAGTTGTGTCCAGCCCTTCTAATTCATCTGGGTTATCGCCAGTATCTAGTTTTCTTCTAGTTAATTTTGAAGCTGGAACTCTATAAGCTAATTCTGTTTTTGGACGGTCCATACCGTCTTGTATTGGTTTAAAGAAAAAAGGATAGTTAACTGATATTGGCACTACCTTATCTGTAAACATTTTCTTTGCGTCACCACCGGATTTTGATAATATACCAAAACGCGAATCGGATGATATTGTTGCTTGATTAACTGTTTCGCCAGACGCCATAAATGAAAAACCAGAACGACGGTTTTTAAGATAACACATGCCATAACATCTTTGGTCTGCTTTACATGCTTCCCAAAAAATAAAAAACAATCTATTTGACTCTCTAAACTCCGCGGCTCCTACATCAATTTTAGACCACTGAAGATACATATAATGTGTACCGGTAATATAAGTAGGTTTGCCTTTATTGATAAACCAGAATCCTTCATCACGTCTTTTGAATTCTTCATCAATATAGTCATAGTACTTTTCTTTAAAATACTCTGGCTTTTGATTCCATTCAAATACACTTTTTATCTTATCAAGCTCTTTCGGGTATTCCTCCCTACCCCACTTTTCGCCTTTAAACTTTTTTGGATCATCAGCTTTTGGTAAAGCTATTTTTAAATTTTGTATGCTATACACATCCCCAATCTGGCCTGTCTTACTAATGACAATTACATCACTGTCTTTATCATAGCCATATTTCCATTGCTTATATCTATTCTTTTTGTTAAGGGTTTTCTTGTCTATATAGTCAGGCAGAACTTCGAGTAACGTTTGCGTATAAGTCATCTCGATCTTCCTTCTGCGAACCCTTTAAATGATTTAGCTTTGGTTGCTTTATCTGCACCCTCTAGCAACGCTTTTTCTTCTTCAATACGGTTAAGTATTTCAAATGCGTCAAAAATTGCTAACTTTTTAGTTGCTGCTGCATTTTTAAGTCTGTCTGCTGAAACATCATCCTCTGTGTTAGTGATAATCATTTCTTCAGCAACTTTCACAAGCTCCTTAACTGCTTTTTGCCCAGCTCGGATTATATTCCTCTTCGTTTCCTTTACGTCCATACTTTAAGGCTATATCATTTGATTTCATACAATAAACCCTTTCATTATCTATGATAAACTCGAATTCGCCATAAGGAGTGTATCCGACTAGATCACCAGGGTTAATTTTAAGCGCTTCTAAGGCACTATTACCATACTTTAGTATACCAATATGCTTTTGCTCTTTTTCAAGCGAATATGAGCTTGTTTGTTTTATTGGTTTTATAAAGCAATAATTCAAATGGGACTTCCACCCATTGCCGTCATTATAAGCATAAACCTGATCCATCTGAGTGAAATACAGGTTTTCTTTAAAATAAAGACTTCCGTTTTTCTCTCTTCCATTATGATCATAATATCTTCTAAATATATTATGGTGGATCATTACTGTATCCCCTTCCTTTATTGGCGTTTTATACGCTGCAGGAACAGAAACAACAATAGCTTTTTTACTTATGTGACGAAAGCTTTCTATATTATTATTTAGTAAGAGGCTATTGTCACCCACTTTCTTTGTATTGTTATACCGCTTATCATAGGGTTTAACAATAAAGCTATATAAACTCTTCATCAATACTCTAGGTCATACTCAATAGATATGGCCATGTTAGAATTAAACTTCTTCCATGGCAATACCTCATTGTTTTTCTTTATGTATATATTATAAGAAGAATCACTATCTTCAAACAATATGTCCGCTATTTCATGACCACCGTACACTTGCTGCCCAATAGAATAATGCATAGCGTCATTCTTGTAGTCAGACCCAATACTGATCTTTCTTATAACGTTATGCATTCTCTTTCTTGATTTCCGTATACTCCCCGGTCTCGAGATTAATATTTACTTGACCATATTCTGCTTCAAGTTCTTTTTTATAATCCTCAACCTCTTTGTTTACATTAGCGAATTCGTGTAGCAACCCGTGTTTTTGAGCTTCTAAGTAACCCATTTGATTTAGTAACTCATTTAGTTTGGTTTGTTGCTCACGCACTTTAGTTAATTGTTCGTCTTTAATTTTTGTCATTTGATTTAATTTAATTAATTATTAGTAACTTACTTATTATCACTTACTTTCCTGCTTTTTTCCCAGGTACGCCCAACAAAATAAGCGCCATATACAGTTATAAGCAATGATTGAAAAATTGGGATATATGCTTCATCAACCTGGAATCCGCCTATATTGCCATCAAAAAAAGATAATATAGTGAATATAAAGGTTAAGTATATAAGCACAAGCGGTCGGATATTTTTCGAAAGGAAGGAGTCGGATTGCATATCCAACTCCCATCTTTTCGTTACTTGATCTTGAGCGTCTTTATCCGCCTGCTCTAATAACTCTTCAATTTTTTGTTTAGCCGCAAGTCTTTCCTCGTCGGTTGTAGTAAGTTTGTCTATTACATTACCAATGTCTTTAATAAGACCTCCGGTTATTAATTGAATAAGTTTTTTCATTATTTAGCATAGCCGCCGGATTTACCAACTTTCATGTCCCGGCCGAGTTTGATTTTTTGTTTCTTTTCTTTTTTGAAAAGCCCTTTTTCTTGTACAACCTTAGTGTCATATTTCATTTGGCCGAAACGAGGGTTAAATTGTTCTCTTGCTTGACCAGCGTCATAAGAACCACTCCTACGCAAAGAAGCGTATCCCGCTTTTTCGCCAGCTGCTGTAGCAATTCTACGCCCTTGTTCAGATGCCCTAGCCACATCGGTAGGAAATGAAGCCATTTTTTTGTTAGCTGCAGAGATACTATCTTTTTTAGCTTGTATTAAAGCAGCTTCTTTTTGTGCCCTCATTTTGCTTGCTCTATTCTTTGCTTGAATTTGACCTGCTTTTTCGACTTGCCCCATTGTTTGAGTTCCAATAGTAGTCCTTTTAGTTGATAGCTTTTCTTTAGTTTGGTCACTGCTAGAAACAGGAACTTCAGTGGTCACCTTTTTTGTAGCTAGTTTTTTATACTTAGCATCTTGCGCTTTTCTTTGTTGAGGGCTAAGCTTAGCGTAAGCTTCATCCCCCGCCTTAGTTCTGGTAGGTGGAGTATAAACTTCTTTTGTTACTTTTTTTGTCTTTTGACCGCTACCACCTCCAGAAGCGCTAGCTTCATAAGTTGTTGTTTCATAAGAAGGCAATTTGTCTTTTTTCTTATCTCCTGGCGGATCTGTTTGCAAAGCCACCGAATCGCTATGGCCAAGTCCGGCTTTTTTACTGTTCATTTTGGCTACAGAGCCATACTTTTGAGTGTATCCCATTTTGTTTTATTTTTGTTGTTTTGATTTATTATATGCTTCTTTTTCCCAAGGTAAGTTTTTTGCTCCTTCTTTAATACTAGAGCGAGGTATTACCTTACCCTTCCAATATACATTTTTATCATCATAATCAAGATCGCCTCTGCGCATTTGATCTATATGCACTTGCTCATGATTAATCACTTCCTTGGCCTTAATTGGCGATAGGTTCTGATCAATTATAATTGTACCGTTATTATTAGCTTTTCCTAAAACACCATCTTCCATGTCCACGTAATATACGGGTGTCTCGTTCATTCGAAACGGAGATGGTTTCATTTTAAATGCCATATTAACAATTCCATTTTCTTCGCGCAGCTCTACCTCTTTCAGACTTCCAGCCTTTAGACCTTGCGCAAAATGATTTTCTACGCTTCCACGCTTTACTTCCTTTTTTAAGTTCTGATGGAGGCGTTGTTACCGCTGTTGATAGTTTACTACCGGGGTTGTCCTTGCGGTATTTTTTAACACCTTTTTCAGTCATACCGCCACCAGCTTTAGATCCTGTACCGCCACCTTCTTTTACATCCGCGTAATACCCCTTAGATTTTTTTCTAGACGGAGCATCGCCCTTTTTAAGAAACGGTGAATTATGCTGAATATAAGCCATAACTATCCTTTTGCTCGTTGAGTAATTGGCCCTTTTAAACCGTCACACCCACAGTCCGCTTTACTAATTTGCATCCCCTGTGGCCCACGATTACTTCCTTTGCCTTTTGGGAATTGATCCAAATCTATAGGCCCATCCCATACATGAGATTCTCCTACAGTACCCTGTAAGGGCTTTTTATAATCCTGTTTTGCCATAATTATTTATTTTTTATATCCTTCTGTTCTAGCTTTTATTACGTCTGCTCTGGTTATTTTCCCGTCACCTGTTTGGTCTTTGAAAAACAACGGAGCGTTTGTGCCTCCCGCTGCGTATTGACGCATATCAGAAGTTCCCATAAGATTCTGTATAGTCCCTTGAGTGTTTTCAGAAAAACCACCAGCAATTGGAGATACCCTAGGCGGTGTTAAAGTTGTTTGAACAGGCATCCCCGTTAAAGGGTCAACCGGAAGTTCTCCGCCTAAGCGCATAATTGGGTTGTTGCTTTTATTATAAGCCATATCATTTATGTTTATCGTTGTTTATTCTTTTTATTGCGACTTGGAGCATTCTGTCTGTATATGCTTTACTTTTAATTACATTTTGCGTGGCGCCGGTCGGAATATCTTCTTCCCCGGTCAATATTCGGTACATGCGAGACAGTAGCTGAGTTGTTTTCAAAGAAACCTTATATAAGCTTCCCTGACGTAGCTTTTTATTGCCATGACGCCATACAACTATCCACCCTTCTTTTAATAACCTGGAAAAACGATTGTTGTCCCAGCTGTACGCATATGTATCAAGCTTAAAGTCTGTTTTGCTAAAAAAACCTTGACAATCTAAAAAAACTAAAAGCTCCAAATCCGCATCATTTATTCCGTAGTTTCTACATATCCATTTACGCACAATACGGTAATGCTTCAATACTTTCGAATCACGCAGATCTGAAGCCTTTATTTTTTTCATAATATAACGACTACATCTTGCGCTTTGATTACTTGGTATATAACTTCATCAAATTCTATTTGATGCCCAGCATGCCGATCATAATATATACGATCGTTTTCTGAAATACCAATTACTTCATCTCCTACGGATATTACCGTAGCTTCTGAATATCTTATATCTTCTTTTTGCGATTGCGCTAATAGTAAACCACCTTTTGTTTCTGCTGGTTTATCTTTTTCTTTTGTTACAACTAAATATCTACCTACTGCTTTCATTGTACTCTTAAGTTATTAATTACACAATCAGTTGATAGTATTGTTGTAGCTACTGAAGCCGCGTTTCGAAGTGCACTTTTAGTAACCAATAAAGGATCGATAATGCCCGCGCGCACCATATTCACGTCTTTACCTGTAACAACATTTAACCCCTTATTTTTTGTTTGGGGATAAACAATATCTAAATCTGCATTTTTGAGGATTGTTTCATATGGAGCTTTAATTGCTTCAAACAAAACTTCTTCGCCCTCGTTTTTAGCTGTAATAGCATTAAATGCATTAAGCAAAGCAATACCTCCTCCAGGTACAATACCTTCTTTTATTGCGGCTTTCGTAGCACATATAGCGTCTTCTACTCTATCGCGTTTTTCTTTTAATTCTACTTCGGAATTTGCACCGACTTTTACTACAGCCATTTTAGCTGTTAGTCGGGCTAATCGTTTTTCAAGCCGGACTCTAACGCCAGCAAGCGAAGGTTTTTCAAGCTCCTCTTTAATACTTGCTATTTGCTCGTCTATTTCTTCGCTATTACGATTAACTTGCAATATAGTTTCATCATTAGTGGTCGTAGCTCTTACACATTCGCCTAAAAACTCCGGATTGATAAAATCCATATCATCGCCAAGCTCTTCATTAATTATTTTAGCTCCCGTCATCATTGCTAAGTCCATAGCCATTTCTTTTCGGCTTATACCATATGTGGGAAGATCAATAATATTTATATTAAGATTTCCTTTAACCTTGTTCATCGCGAGAGTATTTAGAACCTGTGGCTCCACATCTGCAATAATAAGCAATGATCTTTTATTTTTAATTACATACTCCAGTATATTTTGTATTCTGCGTATGTTTGGTATTGGCGACTCTACTATAAGCACAAGTGGTTTTTCTAAAACAGCACTACCAGAATCTTTATTAGTAATGAAGTGATGTGTTTTTAAACCCTTATCATACTGCAAGCCATCAACCAGTTCTATCGTGGTATTGGGTTGGTCTGTCTCCTGCATTATGACAATACCTGTTTTATCTACAGCCTTAAATGCGTCACTTATAGTTTTACCCAGTTCAGCATCATTATTAGCAGATATTGTAGCAACCTGATCAATCATATCATCTGTTACTTCAATTGCGTTTTTTTCTAGGTGCTTTATTACTTTTTCAACGCCAGTGGTAATACCACCCTTTAAATTACGAGAGCTTTGTGACTTAAGCGCTTGGTATGCTTTTTCAAGTATAGCGTGCGCCAGCACCGTCGCTGTGGTGGTTCCATCACCAGCCTCGCTTACTGTTCGCTGTGCAGCCTGCTTAATTAGAGTAGCTCCCATATTTTCTACTGGGTCTAGTAAAATTATATTGTTCGCTACGGTAACACCATCTTTGGTGATAACAGGCTTTCCTCTATCATCTTCAAGGATTACACATTGGCCGCTTGCTCCGAGTGTAGAACTTACGGCCTTTGTTAATTTTGTTATTCCATTAAAGATTTTTTCTTTAGCTTCGCTGCCAAAGTTTAAATTCTTAACTATTGCGTCAGACATATTAGATTAAATTAAATTATATTATGAATTAGTCTATTCAAAAGTTTTTACAACCTTAGGGCCTTTTAAAAATCCAAGCTTTTTGCTGTAATGGTCAATAGAAGCATCGATCGCTTGCTCTGCGCCCTCTATTGTTTCGCGCCGAGTTACATCAACCCATTCGTCGTCTTTTTTAAACTCGGTTTGATAATAACCATTTGGCAATTGCACAATGCGCCAATTTACTTTTTGGGTCGCTTGTTCCCATAAGGCTTTGGTTTCATCGGATACTTGTGGTTGACTACTCCACGTACTAGTCGAATAAAATAGTGTCATTGGTTTTGGTTTTATGTTATTAATGGTTTGCTCTATCCCGAGCAGGGTATATTTTATATATTACCGGTTTTTATCGGTTTTTACACCCATGGCATCCCACTTTTAAGCGGGGCATTCACAATAGCTTCCTTGTTAGCTAAAGCTGCTGCGTCTATATTTGTTTCTGTTTGTAAAACAACCCCAGCCCCCAGATCATCTTTAACCCAGCTCAATACTACTTCTTCAGTAAGATCTTCATAAGGGATATAGCCAGTTTCCGGCATGCCCTCGTACTCACTAATAAACACCTTACGAGCATAACCAGGGCCGTCTTTTTTCTCACACGCCGTAGTGACTTCTACTACATATCCATCTGATACTCGGTGATTCATTTCTAATACTTTCCAATTTGCCATTTGCTTTGTTTTATGTCATTCTTATTTTAACCGTACTTCCAGTTCTATATAATTGTCCTACTTCAACACCACCTGCTGCTGCTGCTGTATCGTCTGCGTAAGAGGTACTATACAATAAAGCCCACGCCATAATCTGCATAGAGTCTCCCGCACTTGTGCCTCCCGTGGATGTTTGTTTGCCTCTGAATTCCCAAGCTGTTCGTCTTGCTCCATTGTTTGAACCAACTGCAAAAGCTACGGTTGACCTGCCGTTTGTGTTATTCGTTCTAAGGACAGTAGGATCAGAAAATTGCCCTAAAATAATGGTATTGTCTGTAGCGGGTTTATTTTCTCTACCGATTAAATAAGTTCTTTGCGTACTTAAAACATCGTTATTATCCCCTATTGCAAATGATTTAAAATTAATATTATCATTTCCAAAACCAAATGCATATGCTTTTTCAACAGCAGATATGCTATTGTTAGTACCAACGGCTGCAGATGCGGCGGCGGCAATTGTATTAGACTTTCCAAAAGCGTATGACTCATTACCAGTAATTGCATTTTGTTGACCAACTGAATATGTTCTATCAGCAGTAGAGCTGCTATTAACACCAATAATATAGGCTCCTTGGTTATCGCTGTTTACAGTATTAAACGTACCTAAACAAAGTATACGATCGCCTAAAACATTGTTTAAGTGCCCAAATACCATCATAGACCCAAAACCAGCACCTGTTTCCGCAACTGTATTTCTGTCACCTAAAACAATAGTGTCGACAGAATCTACATTATTTGCTCTACCGATTACAAATTGTCTTGGAACGTTTGAAGAAGTAATATTATCAATACCAGCCACAAAGCTAGTTCCGCTATTCGTTTGATTGTTTTGCCCAACGGTTAATGAATAGCTACTGTTAGCTGAATTATCTATACCTATAACAGTTGAGTCCACAGGCGTTCCTGTTGTTGCATTATTAGCCCCTACAGCTAAAACTCTTGCTGTGCCACTAGAAACGTTATTGTTGTTACCCACAGATAAAGTATAGTTAGCTCCTGTTGCAGTGCCTACGTTTGCCCCTATAGTAATATTGTTACCATCATGCTGTTTAATAGCAGAGTCACCTATAGTAGCCGCTCCTGTAAATAAAGAAATAGTATTAACTGTACCTGAGCCATCAATATAATCGTCATCCTGCCAGTTTACGTCGGTTCCGTCTGAAACTAGTATCTGTCCGGTTGTACCAATTGGCAATGGATTAGCAACCCCATTAACATCTCCAACCCATATAGAGCCTCTTGGGATATTCGGCACATCATTTGTTCTGCCAAGTGCAATTGCTTCAATCTCGCCTGCGCCACCTGACTTCTTCCCAACGACACCGACATTCTGCACAAGGTTAGTTCCGCTTGGTCTTACGTTTGTTAAACCCCCGGCTTGAGCAATCCATACGGTATCACCAACATTAAAAGCATTCGTATTAATACCGTCGGCGGCTCCATGTGTTATAATATACCCGTTGTCATTCGCACCGTATGTATCGGCCGCAACACCAACCGCTGGCATTCTAGCTGGATCACCAGCCTGAGCTAAATCAACCTCGTATCTTCCTTGTCCTATATTGAATCCTGTAATATAAACTGGATCACCGGGCTGTACCGCGACGGTGAACCTGGCTGGTTGTCGCAAAGTGATAGCAAATTCTGACTCCACATCTCCGGCATCGACGTATGCTTTAGTAGCTGCATCTTGCGGATCAACTGGATTTTGGAGATTAATGATACGGTTATCAAAAGTCATATCAATATTACTATCCATTGATAGTTCACCTTGTATTCCAGCGGAGGTCGTTACTTCCAGTGTGCCCGTTAAAGTTTGCCCACCAACCGTTAAATCATTATTTACAGAAGATCCACCTGTAATAGTTAAGTTTGTGTCAACTGTGGTTACAGTAGGTGAGCCGAATGAATCTACAAATATAGGCGAATCCGCGAGAGCTCTTCCTCCGCTGAATACAGGCAAGTAACCTACTGTGCCAGGGGTCGGAAATATACTTTCTTTTGTAAAGTTTGCTATCGACGCTACTGTAAACGTCACGGTTAAATTGTCCCCGCTCTCATCTACCGCTTGTTGAGTACCGATCATGGTATCACTGCCAACCGGCGTCGCTGTAGGGTAACTATAGATTATTGCCATGTTATGTATTTCTTAATGTTTGTATTTCTTTTTCTAATTCGTTTATTTTGGTAATTAACTCTTTTATAGCTGCAGTATTGATAGCAATTATATTATTGTACTCCACGCTAAGAGGATTTTCTATACCATGAATTTTATTTTTATTTTGTAGTATAGCTGTTGGTATAACTTCTTTAACTTCCTGAGCCAAAAAGCCGTACTTATCCTCCAATTTAACACTTAAATCCTTTCTGCTTGATAAATTTGATTTCCAGTCATACTTAACCGGAGCCAGCTGATTTACTATATTAATTGGGTCTTCAATTTCTTTTATATTTTCTTTAAGTCTTTTGTCTGAAAAACTGCTAGCCGCTAAGACGCTTGTTGTATAAGAAGATGTATCCCCGGCTATTTGTATATCTCCCCAAAATTCTGCTACATTTTCTCCTGCCGTAATATCCCCAATCGCAGCATAACCATCATTACTTTTAACTTGCAAACCATTTTCAGCTAATACAACCCGTTTATCAGTTCCTGAATTTTCTCTAAATACAACTGGTTGCAGGCCACTATTTTCACTCAAGTGAGCAGAGGCGGTAACTGTTTTAGGTCCAGTATACGACGAACTTTGTATAGTTTCTACAGTAAGGTTTTTCCACTCGTGCTTTAGCTTAAACTGTGTAACTTTTATCTGACTGTTTATTTCTAGGTTATTAAGTGTCCCTTCTATTGCGTCCGCAGGGCCCGCAAACGTGCCACCATATACATCATCGTAGGAAAAATCCCATGGCCCGCAAGAGTTTGGTTCCCCGTATTGGTCGAATGTGCCAGCGTAATCAGCCCATATGCCATTGTCAGGCGAAATCGTAGACCCAACATCTTTTTGGGTATTTCTATCAGCTAGTATTTGGTTATATGACTGAGTATATGTAGAGCTATCAGGTCTAGTAATTGTAAATATTATTTCAGCGGTTAGTTTGTAGTCGTAAGAAATAGGTGCACTAATATTAACGTCAGGGTGCTCAGGTTCGCACGTTTGTTGATTAGTGTATCCCTGTTCATAGCCACTAGCAACCAAGTCTAAGGGTATATCCAAATTTATTGCTCCCCTTTTTTGAGGGGTAAAACCTGTAAATTTAAATATTACAGAGCTTGAAGTTGTATTATAAGTGGTATTATCAGCCACACTAGCTTGCGCATATTCCACAATATCACTAAATACAATATTACCGCTGCTATTAATAGTGCTAGCAGTAGCCATATTCCCTTGATTTCCCGTAAACTGCGTATTTACATAACTGACCGGAGTTATAGACGGCAAGTTTGTAGCGGCTATAGTAATTTCGCCATAGCCCGTTTTAGGGTAATTGCCAGTAGGGTCTAATACTATAGCAGGGTTATTATATCCTGATTTTAAAGCGTTATTTGTTACAACCCAATTACCTAATCTACCAGCTTCATGTATACCTTTAAAATTGGAGGTACCATCCGCGTTTATATAAAACTTCTCAGCATGTATAGATCCGTTATCTAAGTCAACAGCCATCCCTGTTGTAGCATAGCCTGAGTGCCCAGCAGAGTGAGGGTATGTACTATTTTTTATTAACCCTGTTTCAATTTGCCCGCCGCTTATTGTTGTTGTTGTTGTGAATATCTCTCCTACAGTATCAATGTACGACTGCACGTCTGAATCTCCATAGCTAGAACTAAATACAACATCACCTGTAAAGTTTATCTTATTATTTACAGTGTCTATTGAGAATGGTGTAAGTGTACCAGAGCCATTAGTAAACTTAAATTTATCCGCGGCAAATTCCATATCGGAAGTTGTACCATTAGATAATAATTTTAACCCAGCTACTACTCCATTTGCATCTACATTTATTGCATAAGAGGAATTTAGCTTACCGTCTACGGTAGCTATAGTACTTTGGTTTACTCCAATGCTAGCGGTATTCCCGTTTATTGATGATTGTAACCCGCTTACATCCGATGCCCTAGCAGATGCTTCATTCGATATTGCAGTTGCATTGCTTGTAATACTCGCGGTGTTACCATTCACAGTTGTTTGAAGTGCGCTTATTGCACTTGCTCTAGCCGAAGTCTCGGTCGATATGGCGCTAGCATTGTTACTTATATTCGCAGTATTGCCATCAACGCTTGTCTGTAGCGCTTGATCGGCAGATATTCTCGCTGACTCTTCATTCGATATAGCCGTGGTATTACTACTTATATCAGCAGCGTTCCCGGCTACATCCGTAGTTAGCGTTTGAACTGCCGCTACTCTAGCCGAGGTTTCATTAGAAATAGCCGTGAGATTACTGGCTATGTCTGCTGCATTTCCATTTACATCAGTTTGTAGAGCAGATATTGCACTTGCCCTTGCTGAGGTCTCATTAGATATAAGAGTGGCATTATTACTTATACCTGCAGTATTATTATTAACGTCTGTCTGCAATGTTTGATCGGCGGATATTCTTGCCGCTGTCTCGTTTGATATTGCTGTAGTATTACTGCTTATATCGGCAGTATTACCATTAACGTCGGTTTGTAAAGCAGAAATAGCTGAAACCCTTGCGGACGTTTCATTTGCAATAGTCGTGTTAACCGTGGAAATATCCGCAGAATTTTGGCCAATAGCAGAATTTAAAGTTGTTATATCTGTTGATGTAGCATAGCCATCTCCCGCAATAACGGTTTGAATAGCCTGTATATTTGATGAGCTAAGACCGTCGGGGACACCGTTGTTAAGTGCAAACTGGGCTTCCAGATTTGCCACCTTGGTAGCGAACGCTTGAGACGTATTGGCAGAAGCTGCAGCAATCTCTGTGTTTAACGCTCCAGAAGTTCCCGTAATACTGCCAGTAGTGTCAAATGTAAATTGCGATTGCAATTCTGTTACATCAGACGCCTCGGCATAATCAGTTGTACTTTCAGTGGTCATTACACTATTTGCAAAAGATTGAGATAGTGTATTGGTTGTCGGGTCAAATATCCGGCTTGATAAATCTGTTACACTTTGTGACGTAGCTTTGTCCGCTGTCGCCGTTGTAATTAACGCCTGAGTTGCTGTTGTAGTGCTATAATTACCAAGCTCCCCGTATATTTCAGCTGACAAATCCGTAACACTTTGCGCTGTAGCTTTATCTTGTGTTGCCGCTGTTATTAAAGATTGCGTAGCAGTTGTTGTACTGTAATTGCCCAACTCACCGTATATTTCAGATGATAAGTCTGTGACGCTTTGTGATGTGGCTTTATCCGCAGTAGCCTCCGCTATCAGCTGTTGAGTAGCAGTAGATGTAGAATAGCTAGTCAGCGCATCATCCGTGTATGACCTATACCCTGCTTCTAGCGATAGTGTTGACGATGCTATTGATCCCTCTAGCGTGGACTTTACCTCATCCACCCTTGTATTTGTAGCATAGGTGGACATTCCGCCTTCTACGTCATCTATTCTAGATTTAAGGATCGTTGTATCAGATTTAAGGCTAAGTAAGTCTGTTTGTATATCAATTTGACTATTTCTAATACCCTCATCAAAATCACCAACGGCTAATGTATCAACAACTAGCTCTACAATCTCTCCTAAAGTAGTAGATTTGGTAGAATACACAACACCTCTGGAGTTTCGCCCTCCAGCCTCTGATACTATCAGTAAATTTTTTAACGATAGTTCGTCAATTCTTGGATATGTGTAAATCGACGGCATTTATTCGTTTTTTGTTCCATTTTTACGAGGATTCATACCTCCCCTATTTCTATGCGCGGTAACAAAAGTACCCGTGTAGTGGTCATAATCTAGCCCTGCAAGGTTTTTACCATTTTTCTTAGCATCTCTCCTCTTCTTTTGGCTATCTGCACGTTTCTTTTTGCGATCAGGACTATTAGCATGCTTCAAATCACGTTCTTTCTTGCGTTTCGCAGCTGCTGGTGATAACTTTTGTTTACCCATTTAATTCGTTTTTTGTATATTATACAATTTACACACTTTTTACCGTTTTTACAAGCCTGAATGCGACAATAGGGTGCTACTATATATACATTAATAGGCTAATGTCACATATTTTAGATACCCAAATAAATTAGGGGGTATGTTTTTATTTTTTTTATCAGATATTTAGGGTTTTGGGGCTGCCTACTACTTTTACACTGTCCGCTCTTCACAGAAAATCGTTTACATTTTGCCGAGTCCCCCTGTTTTCGTGAGATCCTGGGATATGTTTCAGCGTTCCTGGATATTTCAGCAGGATTTCTGGATATTATCCGGGATCCTGGCTGTGCTGTCTGGGATCCTGGTCCTGGCTGTGAGATCCTGGTCCTGGTCTGCTGGTCCTGGTCCTGGTTGTGTGAGATTATGTATAGCATTTTTACATACCTAATGCGATTGGTATTCGATAATATATATGAATTTAAAATGATAACAATGTTAGTACGAATAGACACAAAGAACTGGTTAGGCAATTACAACAGCAGAGTTAACCACTTCCAGAATCAACAGCATCTGGACAACTACCTCAGCAAATGCTACAGGAATGAAATGACCAGCAAGGTTATCGGGATCGAGATCTTACAGGACTAACACGAGCTACACTCGATAATATAAACGAATAACAAATAAACAAATAACAATATGAAATTACCTAAATTCTCTCACAACAAAATTGTAAACATCGTGCTAACAACATACATTGCAGGACTAACAGCTTTAGCTACTGCAGGGATCATACGCTGCATCATAGGCCTCCTAATGGGCGACTTCGCAAGCGCTAGCTATGGAATCTATAACTAAAAAATACAAACTCAATACGAATAGTATTCGATAATATAAATGTAAATAAATAAATAATTAAAATAATAAATATGTCAAATTCTAAATTAAACGAAGCAATTTCAAAACTATCTAAAGAAGAACTAAATGAAATCTTCCCACCAATCGAACGTAAGAACTTCGTAGTCCGTAAATCTTGGTATGGTCGTAATCAAATCATCACCTTTGTAAATAACAAAAATCAAAAAATTACTTACAATCACGATGAAGTACTTAAAGTAATGTTACCTAAACTAAACATTATGCCTTGTTGGATTAAAAGAGGTTATTGGTCTCAATCTACCGATATGCCTTCGAATGTTCGAAATGTAGTAATCGAAAGAGTTGAACTAGATGAAGTAAAGTAATCTAGTTCTCTCCCTAACGGGACTGGCGCGTTGAGATGTGTACCATCACCAGTATAAATAACGTTGAACAGATCACCTAATATGCATCGTAACTGATGTGTATAGCAACGACCTACAACAAAACGAAAAACACGGTAATTTAAGCAAAATGCTATACATTCGGTAAATCGCGATCGATCGGAAAAATGCGACAATAGCCTCTTACTATAACTAATATAACACCCTAACGTCGCACTTTTTTGGTTACCGTTTGTTAGTGTGTCTCGAGTACATTATTTTTTAGGTACTTGGAGAATTGGGGTTATACCCTCACTACTATTTTTACTTACAAACGAAGTATATATTTTTTACATACTAAATACGAACTAGTTTCGATAATATATATGAATTTAAAAAATAACTACTATGCAATTTATACTTACTTGTGAAAATGGAAAACAGATTGATATGAGTAGCGATATTTTACGCCAAATGAAAGGTGATATAACTCGCGAAGAAGTTCAAGAAAGAATTAACTACTATAAATCCACTAACAAATGAGAACTATTAAACTCACTGAATCCGATGCTGCCTTTGTACACTATGTATTAAGAATGTACGCTAATCAAACTGAAGGTTTAGATAGCGAAGACAAACAAGAAATTCGCGAAGTTGCGGCTAAATTTAAATAATATGGAAAATAAGTTTTATTGGAATGAAGATACCTTAGACCACTTTAAACTCCAAAGTGTCTATGATAGCAAAGACAAAGTATTACAAGATGTAACCTTATTCGTAGAGTACGAATGTGACTTAGAAGATGGAGAAACTGAAGAGATGTTAATTGAGGATTTGATGAATCAAATTTACAAAGATAATACGATTACCTAACGATAATATATGTGTATGAAACTAATAGAAATAAATAATAACGGAACCGCTACGTTCTTACTAAATGACGGTCGCAAACTAAAATCTTACCAATCAGGTTATGTCCGAATTGACTGTAAACGTCACGACCGATTGTACCAAATAAATCGAGTACGAAAAGTACCACCTAAAACAAAAGGTAATTACTTTCCTATGTATGAGCGTATACTTATACCTAACGAACTCGATCGCCTTGAATATATTATTAACTGGGTAAAACGAAATGTAAAATGAAACTAACGAATATAGAAAAAAATGTGTTGCTGGTCGCTTTAGACCATATGGAAGAACACATACAATATTTAATGGAAGAGCGGGAATGCGGTGATGAGTGGCAAGAACGGTTAGACGCGTGTAAAACTATAAGAACTAAACTATGATGACAATGAAAGAAGCGTGTGAGTACGTTAAAAACTCAAGAAGTGAACGAAATAGAAAGCACCGAATTAAGCATGCCAATGAAGGTCAATGCAGAGGTCTAACTGAAAAAGAGTACAACCGAATGTACATTAAAGGCAAAGGCGCAGGTAGCAAGGGTCGTTCCTACTCTCATAACAAAATATGGGAGGCTCAAGGGCGATCGGAAAGAGTTCACACTATGTATCACGATGGAAGTTTTACAAACTAAACACGAATACAAATCGATAATATAATTGAATAAAAAATAAATAATTTACTATGCAAAATACAATTAAATTTACCACAAACAAAAAAATTAAACTCAACGGAGTTACTTACAAACCTTATCTTATCGGTAGCTTACCACCTTCATTTGGTTTCAAATACGATGAAGACAAAGATAAAGACGGAATTTATCAATGGTTCAACTACAAAGGCCTAACTTATGTAGAAGACAAAAAGACTATTTGGGATGCTTTTGCATAGGGGTATTCCGTACCACTACAAAGAGTGGACGACTTGGAGCGGTGAGCAAGCTAGCGGCTATGGTTGTACAGAATTTAATTTTTCGCCATACAATGTTAGCTACTTGCCTGCCCAATCGGAAGAAGAAATGAAAGCTCGTATTGACGACTTTATCGACAATCACGACAAGTATGTGAGACTGCGTAAGCTGCACGATGCCGGATGTGAAGCATATTATGCAAGTAAAAAACCCGGCGATTACACAGGAGACTAATTATGAGTGATACAATAACTAAATGGCACGAGATGCAAGAAGAAAATAATTCAACGCCATACCACCAAAAAGCACAGTATGTATTTGTGTTTGATTATGACGAAGGCAATAGAGTGTTTCGTTATGACATAAGCGACCTTGATGATAACAGCGAGGTTATAGAAGCATTTTTAACCGGTGCGGGCCATAGACTTAAAAACTGTGATTGGATGGTAAGCAAATATAAATTTGTAGAAAATGGCAACTAATGAGTAAAATGAAAGAACTTGACGAAATCGCACAAGGTATTGCGGACGTCACAATGGAATTGATGTATGATAGTGTCGATTGGCAACTATCGGATTTTGAACAAGACGGAGATGACTACAATGCTATACACAGCCACGTCATGCGCGTCGCAATCGCTAAAATGTATGAACAAACGAAGAAAAAAACGTAAATTTTCGCATCACAAAATAACGAGAGCGCAGATCGAAGCGTTAGAAAGACAATATTGGGAAAGGTATAATTCTGGTATGCCACAGTGGCAAGCCGCACAATATCAATAAGTTATGGAATACAACGAAGCAAGAGTCAAGGCTCTAGAGACTGAGGTTTTTAACCTTAACCAAAAAATTAAACAAATGAAATCAGAGTTAGATTATTTTAAACGCAATGCCGTACGAAGAATGATAAGTGACTCAAAATAATTTACAAAGCTAATACGAACACAAATCGATAATATATATGTAACAAAAAAACAAAACTATGTATTGTAAATGTGGCACTGAAGTGCACCCTATTAGATTAGAATATGGTTATAAAACATGTGTACCTTGTAGTACTGTTGAAGACTACAGTTATGTACCGATTATAACTCACAAAACAGGTAATACAATACAAATTGTCAGCCAAGAAGTAAGTGCATCAGTACACAGAGCTTGGCGGCGTAAATAGTGTGTTTCCCACTCAGCAGAAAGGATGTTTGACACACTAAAGAGAGGTTTAAGGTTGGAAGGACGAGTAGCTTAATTAGGGGAAACCACATAAGTGAATTGCCAGAAAGACGGGATAAAACAGAGAAAAGGATATAAGTCAGGGTACATACTAGTAAATGACGTGCATTCCTAACATTCCAGTCCCGTCCGCCTCTCAAATATACAGGTATGGGCACGAGTGTGGTGCTGTAACTCGACCGAAAAACATACGAGCATACTTGAAATCGGCATGCATACCGGTGTGCAGCCGTCCCTCACGGGAAACATGTGCTACAAAGCACCAAGCCTTTTAGGTTGAAAACAAGTGAGGGAATATGGGCGTGAAATGGTTAGATTGTAGCACTGGGCTATGAAGGTGAGTACGCCGGAGCTGACAGAACAATAACGCAGGTTCGATTCCTGCCACGTCCACTATGGAAATAAATAAATATATAAAAAGCGAAATGGCGAAGCTTGATCGAGTTATTGTAGCAACGCCTGAAAACAGGGAACAATTAGAGAACTTTGCCGACGGATGCGGTCAAGGCTCACTAATACTAATGCAAATGGCTATCCAGTATGGCTATAAAATAGCGTTAGAAAATTTACAAATTCAATACGAACAAGAATCGATAATATAATAAATTAAAACAAATATGAGTAAAAGACTTACAATTTACGAAAGGCTAAAGCCTGAAATCAAAGAGGCATTACATTCGCCCGACAATGACAAGTACGAATCATCTATAGACTCTATAGTTAAAGCGTTTTCAAGCACTACGTTTTACATGGACCTAAAAATTAGTGACATTAGCTCGCTATACACATTTGCCAACATTGAACTTATGAGAGTTTCAGCGTGGGATTTTAAATACGGTGATAACATTTTAATATCCAAAGACTATGAGTAAGATACTAACTGACGAATTGATCGAGACAAGACTACGTAAAATTAACGTACTCGAGAGAGAAGACTTAGACCATGATTACATGCTTAAAACTATAGCTAATCACTTTGATTTTAAGATAACTAGCAACTGGCCAAACCGACCTGACATGATGTTTTATACTGAAACAACTGCTGATGGCTATGAAGTATGGATTGCAACCGACAATGATCGTAACCCAAATGTGAGCGAAGACATATACTATTACGATAACGACTGGCTAGAAAAAATGGCTGACGCTATGATCGATGGCGCTAGTATATACTACGACCAGCTTGATGACGAAGACTATGCTTTTCAAGAAGTGGTTGAAGAAGTATACGACGACTATTATAATGATAAGAAAAAAGAAATTGAAAACGAATTAATTGAAGAAGGTTATGAGTACGAAACAGAAGACGAAACAGTCAGTGCCTAAATGGTTTCAAGGCACGATATACGATAAAGGTGAAACCGTAACAAATCCGTTTAGCGGTGAAAGATATACATTAAACGGTATTGAGCTATCTATGTACGATTTTATTATGGGTAGCCAGTATGTAATGGAAGTTGCACCAAAAACTGTAACAAGTAAACAAATTAATGATTTTCATAAAGCACTACGTTGGTTTCAGAAAAACAATATTGAAGCCTATATGGTATTGCTAGACTAATACTAAAATTATGCCAAATATGAGTTACTGCCGCTTCGAGAACACGGCGAAAGATATGCAAGACTGCGTTTACGCGATCGAAGAGCGTGACGTATATGAATTCAGTGATTATGAATTACGTGGATTCAAAAACGTGTTAGAATTAGCACGGGAGATTGTGGATATGGAAGATGATATTGAAAAAATAATTGACTACTATGAATCTACTGACACAAAATAGTAAATTAAAAAAGACCAGTAAAGAATTAGGGCTCAGGGTATTTAACTTCGGTATACCCGCGTACAAAAGTGCCAGCGGAAAACTGACGTGCCCCATGGCGGATACTTGCGTAAAGTTCTGCTATGCCAAGAAGGGAGCCTACATCTGGAGTAACGTAAAGCCTGCGTTTGAAAAGCGTTATGAGTTAACAAAGACTGACAACTTTGTTGAAGCTATGAATGCTGAAATACGTAAGAAGAAACCTGATTACGTCAGAGTCCATGATAGCGGAGATTACTATTCACCCGCATATCTAAAAAAGTGGATTGAAGTTGCTATACACAACCCAAACGTAAGGTTTTACAGTTACACCAATATGGTAGATATGATGCTAAAAACCTCATTACCAGATAATTATGATATAATTTTTTCCGATTCAGGAAAACAAAAACATTTAATAAATGAACGAAAACACCGACATACAAAAATATTTACTGCTACTAGCAGCCTCGTTTCTAGTGGCTATGTGGATGCTTCTAGCATAGATCTATACGCAACGAAGTGGTTCAGTAAAAACCATAAAGTGGGATTAGTATTCCATTAAAATTTACAAACTTAATACGAAGTACAATCGATAATATAATAAATTAAAACTATGAGTAATATAATTGAAAAAGTCTTAGTTGACTCCGAGTGTATACATGATGCACAATATAACAATGTAACTAAGCGACTAAAACTATTTTACAAAAGTGGTGGTATATATAGCTATGAGCGTGTACCAGCTTTTTATTGGCATGGCTTATTTAATGCTACATCTAAAGGTAAATTCATTAATAACCATATCATTGGCCAATGGCAATATAAGAAAATAGCTTAATGACGCACAAAGAATTAGATTATCTAGCTGAGAGAGTAGCTACCCTTGTTATGGAAGGCTTAATAGAAAAGCAAAAAGAATGGGATCAGCAATTCACCTCAGACGTAGAAAAAATGTTTGGCGGCGGCTATGTACAAATGCAGGATCAAGAGCAATTGTTATTAGCCGAACTCGCTAGACTTATGACGCTATTGTCGCAGTACGAAGAAAAGCAAGAGTACGAAAAGTGTTCAATAGTACAAAACAAAATTAGAATAATACAAAATAAATTAAGTAAATTATGATACAACCAATGCTCGCATACAAAGTAGGCAAGAAAGAAGTCGACTGGTCCGAGAAGGTCTTTATGCAACCAAAGCTAGACGGCGTACGCTGTGTAATATCTAAAGACGGTGCTTATTCACGAACAGGCAAAGAGTGGCTGAACATTCACCACATCACTGCTAATCTTGAACCGTTCTTCGAAAAATACCCAGACGTAGTACTCGACGGCGAATTGTACAACCATGAACTAAAAGATGATTTCGAAAAAATTATCTCACTTGTTCGCAAAACGAAACCTCAAGAAGGTGATCGTGTTGAGTCTGCTGGTTACGTACAATTTCACTGTTACGACTACATTCCGGGCCCTGCTTTACGTCGGGCAAAATTTTCTAGCCGTATTGTTTGGCTTGAAGCGGAATTGCCAGTAAGTTACTGCGTTAAGTTTGTTAGCACATATGAAGTTAACAAATACGAAGAAGCTTTGAATTTGCACACTGATGGGTTTTTAGCAAGCGGTTACGAAGGCTCTATACTTCGTCTTGACCGTCCGTACGAATGCAAACGTTCGTATAACCTACAAAAGTTTAAAGACTTTCACGACACTGAGGCTACTATTATTGGTTATGAAGCGGGCAAAGGCAAGTTTACCGGTCTAATCGGTAAGTTTCTTATGCAAGATGACGATGGCGTTGAGTTCGGCTGCCCTATCGGCAAAGGCTACAACTT